CGTCAATGAGGGGGATGGATGATAAATGGCGAACTGAACCAGGAACAGTTCCGCCAGCTACAGGAGGCGCTGAAAAAGCTGGATTTGCCTCCTGCCAGACGTCGCCGGCTGTTGTGGCGCATGGCGAAATACGGCGTGGAAGCCGCAGCAAAGCGCAATGTGCGCAACCAGCAGTCACCGGAGGGGGATAAGTGGCAGGGGAGACAGACCCGGCGTAAAGGCAAGATGTTGCGCAATATGCCGAAACTTATCCGCATCCGTGAAATGCCGGAAACGGATTCCGTCAGGTTGTATCTGGCTGGTGGCCATTACCGGAATGCGAAGGGAAATCTGCCTGCCGGCGTGGTGGGTTATGTCCAGCAGAATGGCATGAGCGTAACCGTCAACCGCAGGCAGGTGGAAGGCCGTGAGCAGGGGGATAAACCTGCATCACTGCGACAGGCGAAACGTCTGCGTAAGGCCGGGTATAAAGTCAGGCGCGGCAAGCGCTGGCGTAAGCCCGGTTATAAGGAAATACAGGAAAAAATGACCGCCAGACAGGCAGGTTTGCTTATCCGGATACTGGAGGACAAACCGGTCAAAACATCCTGGCAGATTGATTTACCTGCCAGGGCGTTTCTGGGGATAGGTCAGGATGATTTTAACAGAGCGCTGGCACGACAGCTTCAGGCTATCGGGTTCGGCTGGGATGTTAACGCGCAGGATATCAGGGGGAGAGCATGACCTGGCCAATCGTAACCGTTAACCAGGTAAACCAGTTACTGGGTGAAACCAAAGAGGTGGAACGCACGTTGCTGTTTATCGGTACGGGTACCAAAAATGTGGGAAAAACTCTGGCTGTTAATGCACAGAGTGACTTTAACGCGCTACTGGGTGAGGGAAACAGTCCGTTAAAAAGTGATGTACTGGCTGCACTGGCGAACGCCGGCCAGAACTGGTGGGGATTTGTTCATGTACTGGCCGCAGACAGTGAGCCGGGCGCGTGGGTGGATGCCGTCAAAGCTGCACAGGTTTCCTGCTCGGTGGAAGGCGTGGTGCTGTCGGATGATGTGGCGGCAAAAGAACAGATTAACCAGGCGGCAACGCTGCGATCTGAACTGATTGCGCAATACGGGCGCTGGGTGTGGTTCATCCTGGCGGTTCAGGGAATGCAGGAGGATGAAGCCCAGGCGGATTATCTGAAACGTCTGTCCACCCTTCAGCAGGGTATTGCAGAGAAAGCGGTTCAGCTGGTTCCGCGTCTGTGGGGGAATGAACCGGGCGTGCTGGCCGGTCGCCTGTGTAACCGGGCGGTGACGGTGGCTGACAGCCCGGCGAGGGTGAAAACCGGGCCGTTACTGAATCTGGGCAGCGATGAACTACCGGAAGATGGCACCGGGAAAACACTGGAGCTGGCCACCCTTAAAGCGCTGGAAGCGCAGCGCTACAGCGTGCCGATGTGGTATCCGGATTATGACGGTTTTTACTGGGCTGACGGACGTACGCTGGATGTGGAAGGGGGGGATTATCAGTCCATTGAGACGCTACGTATTGTGGACAAGGCCGCCCGTCGTGTCCGTCTGCTGGCTATCGGTAAGATTGCCGATCGCTCCCTGAACAGTACACCGGGAAGCATTGCCGCACACCAGACGCTGTTTGCCCGTCCGCTGCGTGAAATGTCCACGGCGGCCAGCATTAACGGTGTGTCATTTCCGGGCGAAGTGAAGCCACCGCAGGACGGTGACGTGACCATTGTCTGGAAGAACAAAAAGGCGGTGGATATCTACATTGTGGTGCGTACGTATGAAGTACCACTGCAAATCACCATCAGTCTGTTACTGGATGCGAGTCTGGAGGCCAGCGCATGACCAAACGTATTTCAGGGATGTCCTTTGACGTCTACGTGGATGGCGACCTGATCCACATTGAAAAAATTTCGCTGGATATCACCGACAACAGCGCCGCAGCTCAGACACGCGGTGTACCTGACGGCTATGTCGACGGCGATGTGGCCGCAGAGGGTGAAATTGAAGTCAGTTCAAAAGTGCTTCAGGTACTGACGGCCAAAGCCCGTTCAGCCGGTTCATGGCGGGGCATTCCCCCTGTGGACTTCCTTTTTTACGCCAAAGCCGGCAGCGAAGAAATGAAGGTGGAAACCTTCGGTAATAAGCTCCAGCTCAATAGTGTACTGGATGTTGATCCGAAGGGCAGCAGCGTGTCCACCCATAAAATTAAATACTTCGTGACCAGTCCGAAGTTCGTCAACATCAACGGCGTTCCGTATCTGGAAGCGGAGGCCACGGAAAACCTGATTGGATAAGGGGCAGCAGGGATGCAGGACTATGAAAAGGGATTTATTGCCCTTGTGGTTATGGGGGGGCTGATTGCACTGGGGAAACTACTTAACAGTGACGAGCCGATTACCCTTCGTCTGGTGGCCGGCCGTGTCATTGTCGGGGCCGGGTTATCTGTTATTGCCGGCGTTGCTCTTTACTTTGTACCAAATATTCATCCGCTGGCATTGCTGGGATTTGGTTCTGGTCTGGGGATTCTGGGACAAAACGTGGTGGAAGCATGGTTACGTAAACGTGGATTTGCCGGAATTTTGGGCAAGGGGGTGACAAAGTGACACTGAGCGAAAAACAACAGTTGTTTACCATTATGGTGGCAAATCTGATCCACTGGGCAGAAGAACACGGCTACCGGCTGACGTTCGGGGAGGCTTACCGCACGCCGGAACAGGCGGCGCTGAACGCTAAAAAGGGTAGCGGTATTACCAACAGTCTGCATACCCGGCGTCTGGCGGTGGATTTTAACCTGTTTGTTAACGGCCAGTACCAGACCCGCACAGAGGATTACCTGCCGCTGGGCGAATACTGGGAGTCACTGGGCGGCAGCTGGGGCGGGCGCTTCAAATCCAGGCCGGACGGCAATCATTTCAGTCTGGAACATGACGGGGTTCGCTGATGGATCGTGTGGTAGCGGGCTGGCTTGTGACGGTTGTTCTGGCCTTCTGGGCAGGCTGGAAGGCGGCTAACTGGCAGCGTGACAGTATCGATCTGGCCATCAGCCGGTCAGCCAGCGCTACCGGGGAAACGCTGGCGAGCGTGGCCAGTGAATCCGGGCGAAAACTGGAAGAACAACTGGAGGCTTTGAAAAATGCGCCGCCGCGTGAAATTCGTACGGAGGTGGTTAAACCGGTGTTTACTAACGTGTGCCTGTCTGATGACTTTGTCCGCATGTACAACGACGCCGTCACCAGTACCGAACGTACGTTATCAGGAAAACCTGAAAACTAAATGTGCCACGCAGCTGCCGCGCCTGAATGGCACGCAGGGAAAAGATGCGGCGGAATTACTGACACTTTATCTGGAGTTATACGGGCAGTGTGCTGCACGTCATAACACGCTGGTTGATGAAATTAATTTAAGAGAGAATATTATTTATGGAAAAAATTAATCTGGTTGTATGTAAGAAAGAAATTACGTTTGAACCAAATCAGACGGCTTATAATAAATTCATCAATGAAATGGCGATGGATAATAAAGTGGCTCCAGCCCATAGTTATCTTATGCGTATTGTTGTACCAGAGTGTAAAGAAGCGCTGGAAGATATTCTGAAACGTCCGGGGGCAGCGCTTCAACTTGCAGGGAAAATCAATGAACTTTATGCGCCAGAACTGGAAATTGAAGTAAAAAACTGACAAAGCGAGTCCGGTCAATCGAACAGAACGGACTCGAACAATATCTGATTTTACGGCGTCATTATTTACCGCACGGTCAGGATTCCGTGGATGATATTTCCGCCGCTATCTGGCTGGATAATCGCCACTGGGAAAATACGCGCATAGCGGTTGCTAACGGAATAAGCACCGCATTTAAAGGTTCAGGATGAAACAGTTAGATTTTACATTAAGCCTGATTGATAAACTGACGCGCCCGTTAAAGCAGGTGCAGAGCAGTGTCACAGGCTTTGCGGAAAAATCGAAAGCGGCCTTTACGCAGATTGGGGGCGGTGCGCTGGCTTTAGCCGGCACAGGGATGGCCATCAAAGGGGCGTTATCGCCGGCTATTGAGATGTATGACGCACTGAATGACGCTGCGGCAAAAGGGATTGATGATCAGGCTTTAAAGGCTGTCCAGCGTGATGCGCTGCGGTTCAGTATGACCTACGGTGCCAGCGCGGTGGAGTTTGTTAAGTCCACAGAAAATATTAATGCCTCCATTGCCGGCCTCGCCGGTAATGAGCTGCCGAAAGTGACAAAAGTTGCTAATACCCTGGCATTTGCCCTGAGATCCACATCTGCCGAAACGGCGGAATTTATGGGGCAGATGTTCGGTAACTTTTCCGCTGATGCGGAGCGTCTGGGCAAGGTTCAGTTCGCTGAGCAGCTGGCCGGAAAAATGGTGTATATGCGCAAGGTCTTCGGTACCGAAATGGGCACTATCAAAGACCTGATGGAAGGGGCGCGGGGCGTTGGTACCAACTACGGCGTCGGACTGGATGAACAGCTGGCCGTACTGGGGCAGCTTAACCGCACGCTGGGAACGGAAGCCAGCAGCGCTTACGAAGGCTTCATGACCGGAGCCATTGAGGGCGGTAAAAAGCTGGGGCTGTCCTTTACGGATGCCACCGGCAAAATGCTGTCCATGCCTGAAATGCTGATCAAGTTACAGGGCAAGTATGGCAAAAGTCTGGAAGGGAACCTGAAAGCACAGGCGGAGCTGGATGCGGCATTTGGTGACAGTTCGGCGGTGGTGAAACACCTGTACGGCAATGTGGCCTTACTGCAACGTAACATCACTGAGCTGGGCGGTTCTGACGGGCTGAAGCGTACACAGGAGATGGCCGGCAAACTGGTGAAACCGTGGGATCGCTTTGTACAGATCCTTAAGTCTGTTCAGACCGTCATTGGACTGACGTTGATCCCCGTTCTGTATCCGGTGCTGAACCGCCTGGCTGATATGGGACAGACCTTTGCCCGCTGGATGCAGTTGTTTCCCAACATTGCGCGTGTTATCGGTTATGCGGCTATGGCGTTGTTGGGGTTTGCTGCTGCCGGCGCAATAGCTAACATCGTTCTGGGCGTCTCAAAACTTATTAAGCTGGGTGCGATTGCTCTCTGGAAGACACTGACTTCAGTCACGAAGATATACACCGCCACCGTCTGGATTGCCTCAAAAGCTGTAGCGGCATGGAATCTGACGCTTAAATTTCTGCGTGGTACGCTTCTTGCGGTTCGTATGGCGGCAATTATGGCCGGAATTGGCATAAATCTGATGAGCTGGCCGGTTCTGCTGGTTATTGGTGCGATTGGCCTGCTGGCAGCAGGGTGTTATCTGCTGATTAAACACTGGGACGATGTACAGGCGGCGGTGATGAATACGGCAGCGTTTACCGCTGTGGCTGGCGTTGTCGAATGGCTTGCCGGTGTGTTCTCGACGGCATGGCAATGGATTAAGGACGGCTGGAACGGCTTTATTAATCTGCTGACGGGATTTTCACCTTCACAGGCATTAAGCGGGATGGCCGGTGGTATTGTATCCATGTTTGATAATATCTGGCAGTCCGTTAAAGGTAGCTTCCTGAAATCATGGAACTGGATTGTAGAAAAGCTGAATAAAATACCCGGTGTCAATATTTCGCTGGCTAACGAGTCACCTCCGGCACTGACAACAAATACGCTTTCTACTGGTGGAGAATTAAAAGGTATTGATAAAGGTGGTATTAATAAATCTATAAGTAATAACTCAAGGGCTGTGACGGATAACAGTCGGAAAATTAATACTGTCAATATCTATCCAAAAGAAATGATAACGCCGGGGCAGTTAATGGAGTTTCAGGAGCTGGGCGTATGAATGAAATCCTGTATGTTGATTTATTAATTCAGGGAAATGACTTTGTCCTGAATACCGGTAATGAACCTGAATTATGTAATAACCGTAAAAGTATCGGGCAGGACATTATTCATTCCATTATTGAAAGCGGTCTGGCGACGGAATTAATTGCCGAGAGAAGCCCGACCATGCGGGCAGATATTTTTACCCGTATGGAATTACTGATTGAGGATGATGAACGTATCGTTCCGGGAACAGTGGAAATCGGTGAAGAAAGCCGGACACGGTTGTGGATCACGGCCAGCACTTATGACTTCGGCGGAATATCGGTACAGGTGGATTTATGACGGAAAAGCCACAGGTTGACTTTGAAGAGGTGGTGAAAGCCAGCGGTATGCCGGTGACGGAAGAAGAGATTCGCGATCGCTTTAATGCCATTGCGACGGAGGAGGGAATTATCACGAATACCTCCCGTATGTCTCCGTTCTGGCGACTGGTCACGGCCATTGTAACCGCGCCGGTGATGTGGCTGAAGGAGGTTTTGGTCTCCACCGTACTGGCCAATATGTTTGTGGCCACGGCCAGTGGAAGCATGTTACGGCTGCTGGCATGGGCGGTGAATATCACGCCGAAGCCCGCCAGCGCTGCACAGGGCGTTATCCGTTTTTACAAGGAAGACGCCAGCGCCGTGGTGACGGTGAAGGCCGGAACGGTGATACAGACAGAACGTATTAACGGCAGGGTGTATGAACTGGCCATCACGGAAGATGTGGTGATTGCCTCCGGTACCGCCAGCGCACTGCTGCCGGTAAAGGCAACGGGAACGGGCGGCGCATATAACCTTGCGCCGGGATATTACCGCATTCTGCCGGTGGCCGTGGACGGCATCAGCCATGTGGCCAGTGAAGAAAACTGGCTGACCGTACCGGGCGCGGATGAGGAAAGCGATGATGAACTGCGTGAGCGTTGCCGTAACCAGTTTAACCTGGTGGGCAACTACCATACGGACGCGGTATACCGGTCGATGATAGCCGGTGTTGCCGGACTGAGCATTGACCGGATTTTCTTTGAGCACGAAGCACCGAGGGGGCCGGGGACAGCCAACGCCTATTTATTGCTGGACAGCGGCGTGGCTTCTGCGCCGTTTGTGGATGCCGTGAATGACTATATCAACACGCAGGGGCATCACGGCCACGGGGACGATATGCAGTGTTATGCCATGCCGGAAACCCTGCACGATCTGGCGGTCACTGTCTGGGTCAGGAACCTGAACAACATCAGTGATGATGAACAGAAGCGCCTGAAGGACGGTATTGAAAACCTGATCCGGTGCGCCTTCCGGGAAAATACGGACTATGACGTCAGAAGGACGTGGCCGTATTCACGGTTCTCCTTCTCGCAGCTGGGGCGCGAAATCCATAAAAATTTTCCGGTAACAGAATCGCTGAATTTTTCGCTGGATGACATTGCCAGTGAGCTGAATGTGCCGCGCCTGAAATCGCTTGTGGTGAGTATTGAGAATGAATGAGTTCATGAAAAAACTGGCCGGAATGGTACTTCCCTCCTGGATGGACAGGGGCGAGCCGCGAAAACTGCTGCAAACGGCGCGTCGGTTCTGGGCGGAAGTGTACGGCTGGGTGACGTGGCCACTGAACCAGTTTGATCCGCTGACCTGTACACCGGCGTTACTTAACCTGCTGGCGTATGACCGGGACATTTCCCGCTTTGACGGGGAGCCGCTGGAACTGTTCCGCAGGCGTGTGGCGTATGCCTTCGTGAATGCGCGTGACGCCGGTTCTGTTGAGGGATTTATCAGTATCTTTGAGCGGCTGGGGATCGGGTACGTTGAACTGATGGAGCGCCAGCCGGGAATTGACTGGGATGTGATTCAGGTTCGCGTCACGGACAGCCAGATTGCGACTAACACGCAGCTGATGATCCAGATTATCCGGCAGTACGGGCGGACATGCCGCCGTTACCAGTTTGAAGTGATCACGTCCGAACGGCTGACTATCCGGGCGGGATGGGATCAGGGGGAATATGTGGTTTATCCGGCAGCACTGAGCGGTACGGAAACCAGCAGCGCAACGTACAGCGCAGGGTTATAAGGGGATTATATGTCACAGACAACAATCACACTGGCATTTGAACAGTGGAAAGCGCAACAGGGCACCACGGGGGAGCCTGTTCTGCTGGATGAATTTGTGTTCGCTAATGTGCCGGCACTTGACCCGGATCAGCCGGTTGACCGCAATGAAACCCTGCCACCGGCTGAACAGATTGTTCACCGGCAGGCCGTCAGCCGTAAGGGCGTGGTGAATGACAACGCTGTGGTGCATTCCGTCGTACTGGGGGCTGATGTG